GCCGTACAAAGACGTTTTCGTGACTTAACGAAAACATTCTGCGATTTTGTTAAGGTCAACAAAATCGACCATCTCGGTAACGTCACCGTAATGGTGCGCAACGCCGGAGAGTTGCCGCAGCCTTTCTGGCTCGGTGCTGCCTGTGGCGGCGGCTCGTGTAGTGCTGCCACTGTGCCTGCAAGGACTTGACCGACAGCAGATTACAGCCGCCATCAAAAGCGCACCGCTTGGGAGGGTTGACCGTAAGATAGCCTTACTGCGGTACGTTGAGCGGCTTCCGCTTCCGGAAATTGCAGCACAGACACATTACAGCCGGACGGCAATAGGCTATCGGCTGAAAAGCATTGAAAAAATGCTGGATGTGTGATATAATAACTGTGTTAGTCGAATTAGTTTTGAGCCTCTGCTCTGACAATTCAAAAAGCGGCAGGCTTTCGGGTTTGCCGCTTTTCTTTTTGCACGAATTGTGGTATAATGATCTCAACAAATCCTCCCGGCCTCTCGAAGAAGCGCATTAGGGTGGATATTTGATACAGTCTCCCGCTCGCCTACTCACAGTGCGTACCATGCGAGAGACGTAATTTTTCCGCTTCGGCGGCAGGGCGATTACTCGCTCACTTATAATCCATCAGCTTTAGGCTGGTGGATTTTGTTTTATTCGCACTAGTTTTGTCGAAAATATTGCCATATATTGGATGATGTGATATCTTAGCATTGCACTCCAAAGTGTGTACCATTAACAGTTAAGCGCTCATGCGGATTTTTCCGTGTGGGCGCTTTTCTTTTTTGTCCTTCGTTGTACGTTCGTTGTCCTTTGCTTTTTGCTGATGCGGTACACTGAGAGCACAAGGAGGGATGTTTTATGAGCTATTATCCGGCACCCGGAGCGCCCTACGTTCCGCAGCAGCCTGTCAATCCTTACGGCGGCATGGGCACTGTTGGTCTTACCGCTTCCCTGCCGAACACACAGATGCAACAGGCACAGCCGCAGCGTCCGCAGCCGATGAATGGGCAGCAGCCTGTTCAGCAGTCGGCACAGGACGGAGGTTGGTTACTCGGCAGACCTGTTTCCAGCAGGGAAGAATTTCTGGCGATACCGTCAGACCTGTACGGCAGACCGACCTATTGCCCGGACTTGCGCAGTGGCGTGATCTACTGCAAGCGGCTCAACCCGGACACCTGTGAATCCTATGTACAGGAGTTTTACAGCCCGGAAGCATGGCGACAGATGCAAGCACAACAGGCGCAGCAGACCGCTGCACCGACACAGCAGTATGTGCCTATTGAGCAGTACAATGCCCTTGTCCACCGACTGGATGAACTGGAAAAATGGCAGAAGAGCTTTTCTAAGCCCGCTACCGCAGCGAAGAAAGGAGAATAAGCGATGCCCTCTCCATTTGATATGATTACTCACAGCCCTATCATGCAGCTTGCAAATCTGGCTCGTGCCGGGCAAAACCCGATGGGGCTTATCCAGCAGTTGGGTGGGCAGAGCGCACCCATCATGCAGGGGCTGAACCTGATTCAGGGAAAGAACGAATCACAGCTCCGGACGATGGCGCAGAACCTCGCCATAGAGCGCGGCATCGACCTGAACCAGCTGGCAAGCGTCCTGAATTTGACGCTTCCGAAGTGAGGAGGCTTTACAATGGATGATTTTGAAAACAGCCATCCAGAAAAAGATTTTGACATCAACAATCTGTGTGGCAATGACAAAATATGGATTCCTTTAATGCTCGGATTGATTTTCGGCGCTGTCAGCAAAACGTGGGACGACCCGAAAGATAAAAAAGACAATCCTCCAAGCTGACTTAACAATCCCCAAATAATCATCCCTCTAAGCGAAACGCTTCTCAGTTTTTGCGGACTTGACAAAAACCGCATTTGTTTGGCTTCGCCCATCGCATACGGCGGTGGGATGGCATAACGCAAAACTGAAAGGAGTTTTGTTATGGACGATTTTGCAACTGGCTATCTGGCTGGGCAGGACGGCGGCAATAACAACAGCGGATTCTTCGGCAACGAAGGTCTGTGGGCGGTTATCATCCTCGCCATCATCTTCGGCTGGGGCGCAAACGGCTATGACCGCAACGGCGGCGACAACGGCATGAACGCCTACATCCCCTATCTGGTCGGCACCGGAGCAAGCGGTCAGGGCGGTGCGGACACCCGCGCAGCTCTGTCTGAGGGCTTCTACCAGCAGGACACCTCCCGCTCTCTGGCGGGTATCCAGAGCGGTATCTGCTCTCTGGGCTATGACCAGCTGGCGCAGATTAACGGCATTAACGCCAACATCGCAAACGGCTTTGCTGGTGTGAACAGCGCCATCTGTCAGCTTGGCTACCAGAACGCACAGCTGGTAAACGGCCTGGAACGCAGCGTGTCCAACGGTGACAACGCCATCAACCTTGCTATCATGCAGGAGGGCAACGCACGGCAGGCTGGTCAGACCGCACTTGCCACGCAGCTGGCATCTTGCTGCTGCGAGAACAAGCAACTCATCGGCGACCTGAAGTACACCATCGCAACGGAGGATTGCGCTACCCGTCAGGCCATCGCAGACAACGCTCGCGCCATCGTGGACAACTGCAACGCCAACTTCCGCAGCATGATGGACTACTTCACGCAGGATAAGATTGCTACTCTGACCGCTGAGAACCAGAGCCTGAAGTTCGCCGCTTCTCAGGATCGGCAGAATGCGCTTCTGACCACCGTGATGTCCCAGCAGACTGATACCATCCTGAACCGGGTCAATCCTCGTCCGATTCCCGCTTATCAGGTGGCAAATCCTAACGTGGGCGTGAACTGCTGCGGCTGCTGCTAACCAACACACTCCCCGATAACACCGGGTGAACCATCGGGGCAGGGGTAAGACACCTCTGCCCCTGATTTTTATAGGAGGAAAACATTATGGCTTGCAAAACAAGCTGCCGCCTGTGCCCGCACCTCGTCATCTCGGATGCGGTGACGTTTGCCAATGACACGCTGACCATCAACATCCCTGCTGGCTCTTACGCAGCGGGAGAAAAATATTGTCTGGTTATTGCCCAGGCTTTGCCGGACACGACCACCATCAACGCCCCTGTGGTTATTACCATCGGCGCAGGTACGACCGCATACCCTCTGACCGACTGTAACTGCGCTCAGGCAACCGCTGAGAGCATCCACACTCGCACCCGCTATGCTACCCGCGTTGCAACGTCTGCGACCGGCACAGGCACGTTCAAGTATCTTGGCTGCTTCTGCCGTTCCCACGCCGGTGCGCCTGCATCTATTTCTTGAGGAGGTATAGATTATGGGCAAGACTAATTTTCGCCGCATGATGATGCTCCGTGACCACGACAAAAACCGTGAGCCGGAACGTGACCGCCTTGAGGAAGAGCGTGACCGCAGGGAACGTGAGATGGAACGCCGTCTGCGCAAGCTGGAAGGTGGCAATGATCGCTATTCCTACTATCCGCAGGAGGAGAATCGATACATTGACCCCTACCCTATCCCCCGTTATCCTGACGTAGAGTATGGGCGCAGAATGCCACAAATCGGCTTCTCGCAGAACGGCGACTGGGATAAGCGGTCGGGACAGTACGAACGTGGCGGCGCAGACAGCCGCTCCATCAAGATGCCGCGCCAGCACCTCACCCACGATGAAGCGGAGGAATGGTGCGACAGCATGGTGAACGCTGACGGCACAAAGGGCTGTCACTGGACGCTAGAACAGACGCAGGACGTTGCGAAACAGCGCAACATTACCTGTGACCCGAACGATTTCTGGGCTGTCATGAACATGATGTACTCAGATTATTGTCAGGTTGCAAAGCGCCAGTCCGTTGACACTCCGGGCTTCTACGCTGACATGGCAAAGGCGTTCCTTGAGGACGCAGATGCCGCAGATGGCAAGGCATATCTCTACTGGGATTGCATTGCTGATAAGTAAAATGAAACCCCTGTGTAGTCGTAATGACTGCACAGGGGTTTGTGCTTTATCAAGTTCCTGTATCTCCGATTGTTTGCATGGTGCTTTTGAGATTTGGCACATCTGTTTCCGGCATTTTACGTTTGATACCAATAATCGCTTGCGTGATTCCCGCTTTGTTTAACTGGTTTACAGACTTACGAAATACAAAATCAATGTTCATATTCGCCTTGATTGTTCCGTCGTCTTCAAGATAGCAGTTTGGAATCCACACGTTTTGATTACTACCGTTTATTTTGAAACGCTTTGCTTTGTAGCAACCGTAGTCCTCTCTTACAATCAGCTCAACAGGAATGCCCTTGTAATATTGAGTGTCAGTGTTGTACTTTTCAGCCAGTTTTGCTTTACGTTTTGCTACCTCTGCGTTTATTTTGGCTTGTTCCTCTTTGCTTCTGTGCTTGCGTGGCTTGTATGTACGCATTTTTTTTCCTCTCACATAGATTATTCTTCTTTGATGTGCATTAGTATATACAACGGAACGAATCTTTTCCAACTATGGAAGTGTTTGGGATAGCGCCTAACAAGATACCAATCGTCAAACAAATGGAAAGTTGTGTAGTATTTTGCAATTCTTGCAACTCGCTCTTGTTTCGTCATATTAATTCCTCTGCACATCTGTGTAGTACAACTCCATATCTGCCTTGTACATATCAAGTTGTCTTTTACTATCCACAAGCGTGTTAAAACTATATCCAGCCGCAAAAGATACGGCGATGGACAAAATCAAGTGCGCTGCAACCCATTTACCAGCAAAGATAAACGGAATCTGAACTGCTACGGCAAAAGCATCGAACAAAAGAACGTAAATGCCATGCTTAACCATTTTCTGTAAACGGCTAATGCTTTATTCGTAAAATTCCTTCGACCTCATCATGCTTCAATCCTCCAACTCAGTTCTTTTTATCCAATACGAACTTTACAAGTTCTTCAATTTCTTCCAAATTTGCGATTATTTCATACCATCCTGCTGAATGCCCTCTATCGTAAGCGTACGCCCAAATTTTTGCCGCTTTCTTTTCTGAAATCCCAAAACCGACTTCTTCTTGAATTGTTTTATAAATCTCTTCGTAGATTTCATCCCTACGCTTCATTTTCTCTTGATTCAGCCGCTTAACTTCATTGTCGTAATCATCGTTGTTCTTTTGCGCTTGCTCTTTGTTCCATTTTACCGACTTATCTTCGTCAAACACAAAATTTGATGGAATTCGCTTGAAGCCATAAGGCTTGCATCCCATATTTTCCATTGCTTCATATTTCTGCCCAATGTCAATCCATACGTCATTCATCTAAGAAATCCTCCAATTCAATCTTTCCCTCTGCCGCCGCAACTGCCAGAGCGTACACGAACTGTCCAATCGTCATTCCGTGCCGTCTTGCTTCACGGTTTATATACTTGCGCTCTTCTTCGCTCATAAGGATGGTAATGCGCTTTGAACGCTTTCCATCACCGCTTGCAACGCCTTGATGCGATTCTGGCATTGGGATTTTTTTCTTTGTCAAGCCAGCTTCGGCTAGTGCGCCGGGAACATCGCCTTGTTCGATAAGACGTTGAACTTCCTTCGCCTGTTTCAGCTTCTTCGGCTTGCTTTCGCTTACTACGGCTTTATTCGGCTGTGTTTCGCCGTCTTTGGCTTGCTTCGGCTTAATATTGCTTAACTGTGCTTCATAAGGCTGTGCATGGCTGTCTGCGGCTTCACTGGGCTTAATCGGTGCTTGTTCGGCTTCGTTCGGCTTTACTTGGCTTACTTCTTCTTCCTTTGGCTCACTTCGGCTTAATGCCTGTTCCGAAAAAATAGGCTGAAAATCAAACCCGCCCAACAAGCCGGATGTTTTTTTGCTGGTCGATTTCATTCTTCTTTCCCCTTCTTACCGCCTATTCCTAGAGCTTTTAGAACTTCTTCCGGGATTCCGCTTGCGGAATTGATTTTTTCTACAATTTTCATCAATTCATCTTTATTCAGCTGAACGGTTGCTATGTTTTCTTTGCAAGGTTCTTTCGGTACTTCCGTCCAGTATTCTACATCTAGCGTACGCAAACCAGTTTGGACGTCCAACCAATAATACTCATCGGTATGCACGTTGTAAAAACAATTAGCTGTAAGACAACACCCGTCTTTAGTATATACCAAAAAAACAAGAGATTCCCCGTGGTTGTACGAACCAGGTTTCGGCGGGTCGTACTTCGCACTATGCCATATCTTGTTGCTCATTTTTTATCTCCCTCCACAATCATCTTCGCCAACGCCTTGAAATCCTCTGCACTGGTGCTCTTTGCCGTGTCGCCGCTGAACAGGCTGTGCCGCTCTGCCTGTGCCTTGCGAACGCCCATAGACGGTCTAATCTTCACATCCAACAGCGTTGTACCCATACTCTGTGCAATCGCCGGAAGCTGCTCCACAACCTCTTTGGACAGGTTCTCACGGCTCTTGTATTGGTTCAGAAGCAGACCTTCAATCTTCAAAGTCGGGTTGAAGTATCTGCGAACATCGCCGATGGTCTGCGAAAGCTGGCTCAAACCAGCCAGCGCGTATCGGTCTGCTGTGATGGGCACGATGATGCTGTTAGCAGCAATCAGCGCGTTCACAAGCGCAAGACCAAGCTGCGGGGGAGTGTCCAGCACAATGTAATCGTACTGCTCAGACACGCTTTCAAGGGCTTCTCGCAGCCGGAAGTTCTTGCCCATGTCCCGGACAAGCTGCTCGTCAATGTCCTTCAATGCGTTGTCGGACGGAAGAATGTCACCAGCTTCACAGTGTCGGATTCCTTCTTCGACCGTTCCCTGCCGGGTCATCACATCAAACAGGGTGCATACGTCCTCTGTCTGTGCGCCGTATGTGTCTGTTGCGTTGCACTGGACATCGCAGTCCACCAGCAGGACTTTCTTGCCAAGCAACTGTAACGCGCCAGCCAGACAGGTGCTTGTTGTGGTCTTTCCTGTGCCGCCCTTCTGGTTGGCGACAGCTATGATTTTTGCCATTTTATCACTCTTTCTTTTATTTGCTATGTATGACTACTTCAAGAAGCTATCGTCAAACGTAGCGTAATCATCAAGGTCTGCATCTTTCAAAATGGAGTACATATAAGCGCCGGGGTCTTTTTCAATCTTATCAAGTCGCTCACTGACAAGAATCCTGTATGCATTCTCAATGATGTTCACAACAGCTTCTTTTTTCTTGTTAGGCTTGATGTTCGGATACTTCTCCGGTAATCTCTTTGCCACAAGCTTTGCGGTCAAGATACACTGGCTTTTAGACATCTCTGGCGCAATAGATGCCCAATCCACATCCTCGTATGCGCCGCTGCGAGGCTTTCTGGCAGGTCGTTGGCTCTTTGGAACATCTTTTAGCTCTACGCTTTCAACCTCGTTAGCTTCCACGTCTATGACTGGCTCATTAGACTTGAAAGCTACATTGAACTTCACAGCAACCGCATTGCGACCTCTCATGACCTTGTCATATTCAACACACAGGTCTGATACTTCGTTTATTTCAGCTACCGCAATATCAATGACACGCCGCCTAAGATGCTTGAACTCTTGATAGCTAGGTTCTCTTGCACCAAGCTGTTCCCTTAATCTATCCAACGTAATTTCGGGCTGGCTCACGCCACGTCCGATGAACTCTCGGAGAATTGAATACAGCAAAATGCTATACTGCGATTTCATATTCGCTGTGTAGCGCAAGCGATACTTGACATATCCACGCTCCGCAATGTCGAAGAAAACAGGTTGCAGAAGCGGATTGCAACACAATGACACAGTAATATTCATTAAACTAGGTTCAAAGTTTACAGTTGCTCTACTGAACAAGGGATACAAGTCAAACGAGCCTGAACCGTCACCTCTAGGAACTTCAACGGAGTTGTCGATGAAATGCTTGACCTGTGCTTTCAAATTCTTAGAGTTGATTTTCAACCCCAAAAACTCGCAATACTCTTGTAATGTAAACTGAACCGTTGAAGTTTCGGGGTCTCTCGGATTGATGCGGCTAAGATATACTTCAAGTAACCGTAGTTCTCCTGCTGTATAGTCAGTGAACTTTGCCCAAACAAGCTGTCTGCTTTTCTCAACCAAGTTCCCGCCTTTAATATCAGACAATCTTATCGCGCCTCCTCTCATATAAGAGTATATCACAAACAGGTGTACAAATCAATAGCAAGTGTACACCTGTTTCCACTTTTTGCACACCTAACTATCCACATTTCGTACACCTATTTCCACAATCTGTACACCTATATCCATTTTTTGTACACCTCTTTACATTATATAAAACAAGACTATTAACAAGATTATAAAATAACTTCTACTAATAGCAGAAGAAGAAAATTTTCCACAAAATCTTTTCTTTCTCTCTTAAAAAGTGGAAAACACAAAGCAATATTGCTAAATAAACAGATGTTCAACATCCGAAAGGTTGAAACGCTTAACGGTTAGATTTACCTAACGTGTACAAAAAGTGGATGAAAAACTTTTAATTCAATGCTATGGGGGACAGATTGACAAGCCGACCAACCACAGGCAATAGATTAACGATAACTCGTTATTTATTCCGCTCGAATGTTGTCGATTTACAGCCTATGGGGGACGGAATGACAAGGCGAATTTGCCCGATAGGTGTACAAAAAGTGGATGAACGTGGACAAAAAGTTTCTCAAAAACTGCGATAATTCGACAATCAGCGTAAAATGTTTTCTTCGTTGATGGTATAAGAATCGTTTCGCTTCATGGCCGAAGCTTCCCCACAGTCCTGTGCTTGATATAAAATCTGCATATTGGGCTGTGTTCCGTCTGGGTCTGGGTCGGTTTTGGTGGCCTGTGCCATTTCATAATGACCGGTGATGGTACGGCAGACGGACACACGATCACGCAAAGTCGTGTGAAGGTTGGCTACCATTTCGCAAAGAACGGCAAGGTAATCTGAACCGTGATTGCCATAGATTAGATAGCACAGCAGGTCGATTTCTTGCGGATGGGCTTCTTTGATATGCTCTATCAGCGTATCTCTCTTTCTTTCGGTACTGGCATCGCCAGCCAAACTTTCCAATAAGCCAGGATGCAAACAGGTGTCTATGTACGGTTTGGCCGCAACGCCGCAGCACACGAACCACTTTATGATAGTAGGAGCATCTGGGGTCATTGTCCCTTGCTCATAACGAAAAATGGATGTCCGGCCTACACCCATTTTGTCCGCAAGCTTCTGTTGGCTAAGTCCGGATTCCGCTCTTGCCATCTCTAACGCTTTTGCCACTCGTATTCTATAATCATCCATAAATACCCCTCTTTCGACAAAATGATACAAAAGCAAAGAAATTTAACTGATATATTGTTCAAAATGTGAAACAATAATTGAAAAAAGTCGCTGTTCCATTGAAACAGCGAGATGTGGTATAACTGTATTGTCAAAAAATTCCAAAGAGGAAAGGAACAAAAATGAGAGAAACTGTAATCTGGAACCATGAATGTATGCCGATCATCGACGGAATGCCCGCCAGCGTTCCCGATGGGCAACCGCACAAACCTGAACCATGGGAGGAAAGCTAATGAACCGAACCGTAGATGATCTGATTGTCCCATACGCTCGCAGACGGACGCTGGAGCTTGTCCTGAGCCTTTCTGGGTACGAAGCTGATAAAGATGCTTACCTCGAAGCAAAAGGCATCCTGGAAAGCGCCGTAGCCGCCTTGGACGATGGACGCGACCCAGCAGACAGCATCGAACGCATTGACGGTCAACTTGTGGAACTTTGAAAGGAGAAAAAGATGGACTTTACGAATGGATTCTATAAAGTCGAGAACCCTGTCGTTCTTGAAGAAGTGAAAACTTTCCTCCAGTCAATGGAACGGCGAGGAGCAACCGTAAAAGACTTGGACGATGCCATTGTGCAGCTAAACAATGTTTCGCACAGCATCAGCACAAATGCACTCGTCAAAGCAGAAGTGCTGGACAAGTTACCTGAAAACCCCTTTCGCTCTATGCTCAAAGACGCATTGCAAAATAAAGGATAAACAAATTCCATCGTGGTTTTATTGGACGCTCATTGTTATGTTGGCTTTCCCAATGAAAAACGATAGATGCGAAAAAAACATTCGATTTTTACGAAGTTGTTAAAAATACATTGACTTGACAACTAGAAGATGTATAATCGTATCAAATAAACATCTGCACTTACCGATCGGGAGGATATGCCACAATGAGTGAACAGGAAAGAGCCAAGATTGACCGATTTATTGCATGGCTGCTGGAACATCCTGAAAAGATTCCGACAGCGGAACAAGCACTAGACTTGGAATAATAGAAAATCCCTTGCGCAGAGCTATACCAGCCCGGCACAAGGGTTTTTTTATTTTACCGGGCATGAACGTCACATCTTCTCGATTAGGTTCATCAACGCCTCACGCTGTTCCTTCGGCATAGATTCAAGTTTTCTTCTAATCCGCTCTACTGCTGCATCGACTTCACTTTGCGGCTGCTGGGGCGGGTTTTCTTTTTGGTTGCCCGTAAGAATGTAGTCAACTGATACGTTGAAATAAGCCGCAATCTTAGAAAGAACCTCTGTGGACAGGCTTTTAGTTCTTCCGGCTTTCAATTCGGAAAGAAAACTGCGGCGAATCCCAATGTTGCGGCAAAGAGTGCCGTCTTTGATGCCCTCTTTTTCGCAGAGTGCATGAATGTTACTGTACAAGTCCGACATAAGAACACTCCAATAATTGTGCAAGTATACAAATGCACAGAATTTTGTACAAAAGAGTTGACTTGTACAGAAGTCTGTACTATAATACAGACATGGGCAGTACAGAACGATGTACAATATAAACTCTCTACACCCTTATATTAGTACAGCTTTCCGTACTTGTCAATAGATTTTAGCAAATGGAGGTGGAATTTTGAAAGAAAACTTCCGTTCTGGCTTTGAGCTGGAAGTGAAAATGAAGCTGTTGCAGCGAGGTATGAAGCAAACGGAGCTGATTCAGGCGGTTCAAAGCGATACTGGATTGTTCCTTGATGATTCGTACCTCTACAAGATTCTTCGTGGCGAGCGAAAACCGGAGAAGATTATCCAAAGCATCTGCAAGATTCTTGAAATTGAGCAGAAGGAGGACTGAACATGGAGCAGATTATCACTTTGAAAGTAGACCTTGAGCACCCGGATGACGCAAAATTTGCCATTGACGAGGCAGTCAAGGCCTACGAAGCGGACAGGCTGAAGTGGACAGAAGAGGAGATTGCCGAAGCGAAGCATCTGGCGATGAAGATTATGGAACAGTTGTGCTTGGATGGGTATAGCATTGAATGGTGCGGAGTCACGGAAGCGTACTACTACAAGGCGGTTTCCGTTTGGCTTAAAAGCCCGGACGATGAAAGCTTTAAACGAAATGCAACGTGCTGTATCCTTTCTACCTCTTTTGATACTTGGGTTTCCAAGTGTGTCTGCCTGTGCCGGGCTACCAGCAGGGATGTGCCCGCTTTTATCGTCAAAAAGGTCGGTGAGTACTGGCGATGAACTTTTACAAAGCGCCAAGTCGCAAGCGGAGGCTAAAGCTGGCGATGGCAGCGGGCGTGTCCCGGAACGAAGCCAACAAGGTACTGTGGATGGAAAAGATGCTGAACCAGTGCTTTGAACGGCATAACCGGGAAGCCAAGAAGAAAGCAGGAGAGCGGTATGGAGATTAAATACTGCGAGCGCTGTGGAGCTCTTCTTGGAATGGTAGCCACGAATCGAAAATACTGTCTTAACTGCTACAGCATTGCAAATTTGGAGCGAGGCAGAGAACGTAAACGAAAACAAACTGAGGACAAGCGAAAAGAAACCGCAAAACCGGTTCCTTGTGCTTGGTGTGGTAAACCACTTGTGCGGAGAAATGTTTGCCAGAAATATCACGCAGAGTGCTCGAAAGCAGCTTACGCAGACTCACAAAAAAAGCTGCGAAAGAAGTATCGAGAAAGTGGTAAAAGCGACCAGTACAAGAAGCCGGAGCGGAAAAAGGCAAAGCCGAAGAATAAGGGCTACACCATCGAGGAAATCGAAGCAAAGGCAAAGGAGCTTGGCACAACATACGGCAAGGTAGTGCTTGGGCTACAGCTTGGAACGATTGATAGGTGGTAAAGATGAACGGCAAATATTATGGAAAGCGGGAGATTCGATGGCAAAGCCGAGAAGCTGACCTCCTAGAACATATCCACAGAAAGGACTACAAGAAATGTACAAGAACAAAAGATACAAGCAAAAGCTTGCACGGGATGACCTGTCCCCCAAAGCGTACAAGCTCGTAAATGATATGTATGGCATGGCCATCAGTTCCGGCTTGAAGCTGAAAGAAATCCGTATGGTTTGTGTAATGCTGCGCAAGAAAATCGAAGACACAGTTGCAGAATGCGCCGTTGGCGGACGGGAGGACTGAGCATGAAGACGTTGGTTGAACTCATCCTGATTTGGGCTGGGACGTTGGCAATTGTCCTGGCATTCCTCCTTGTGAATATGTGGCTGATGAACGAGATCGGTGTGATGGTTGGCGTTGAAGCTGCGAAATACACTATTGTAGCCGCAGTCATCGCCGCATCGGCTTGGGTATTCGGGCACAAGGGTGAGAAAAAATGACGCTCGAAGATGCCATGAAAGAACGCGGCATTCGTGTGAATGAGCTTTGTCGAAAAAGCACAGTGTCAAGGCCAACATTGGACAGCATTCTCGGGAGAAGAAGAGCCAGGCACAAAGAAGGAATCAGAACAGGGACGCTTTTGAAGATATGCGATGTTCTGAACGCATACGCAATCGTCGATAACTCAAACCCGGATTACTTCGATGTCGTGTTGAAAAAGGTGGAAAAATGAAAAGCGTAAAAGGGACGATATTAGTTACAGTTGGGATTTTGTTCTCGATTTTGTCTGTTGGCTGCGGAGGCTTAATTGAAAACGCAACAACGCTTAGAGCTGGGCTGTTTTACGCTTTTCTCTCAGTTTCGCTTTTGGCTGTGGCACTTGTCATGTGCGCACTTGGCGTTAATGCGGAAAACGAATATGACGACCGTAAAAGCAAGAAAATCAGCCGTGTAACACATCATACCAACAAATGGAGGAATGCAAAATGAACGAAATGCACGATTGCTCCGGCTGTTTTGATCGGTTCGGTGGCGTGGTTGAGCCGCCTGATGACTATTACTTCGCACCAAGAACGGACGAAGAACCTGAATGGCAGCGGCCAGACGAAGCAGATTCCGTGTGCTGGGGAGATTGATTTTGTACAGCCGTGTTAAGCCAAAGTAAGAATAATGAAGCCTAATGAAGCCAAAGAAAGGAGGGTGATTCCGTGACCGATAAGGAACTTGTCGAATATCTTTGCAAATGGTTTTACGTTGATTCTGACGGTACGTTGCACAGAAAAGACAGGAAAAACAGCGCAGGAAGCTACGATAAAGACGGTTATTTGATTGTGAAAATCAAAGGAAAGCAATACAAAGCACACCGCCTTGTGTACGCACTTCATTATGGGCTAATGCCTATTGGAGTGATCGATCATATCAATGGAATCAGGACAGACAACAGGATTGAAAATCTTCGCTGCGTAACCCAAGCTGATAATGTTGCAAATACTGTTCAGTCCAGAAACGCTTTAACTGGCGAGTATGGAATCTACGAAGACCGTTCAACGAAAGGTTTGAAACGCAGATATTCGTTCCACTTTAGCGGCAAAACATACCGATTCAAAACCATAGAAGAAGCTAAGAAAGCAAAAGATGCTTTATGGAAGGAGAAATATGGAAACACTTGTGAAGCTTTCCAAAATTCAAGGCGAGCTGAAAGCTCCAAAAAGCCAGCGTAATTCTTTTGGTAAGTACAATTACCGAAGTTGCGAAGACATTCTGGAAGCAGTAAAGCCGCTCCTCGCAAAATATGGAGCGTGCCTTGTACTTGAAGACGAGCCCGTGCAAAGCGGCGAATATCATTACATCAAAGCGACTGCAACAATCTACGATTCGGAGAGCGGAGACAAAATTTCAAACACCGCATACGCTAGAGAACCTAAGCAGCAGTCTGGTATGTCGGATTCCCAACTTACCGGCACTGCAAGTAGTTACGCCAGAAAGTACGCTCTGAACGGTCTGTTCTGCATTGACGATACAAAGGATGCTGACACGGACGAGTACCAGAAGCAGACCACAACCAGGGCAAACAAGCCTGCGCAGAAGCAAACGGAAGCGGAAACCATCCCCCCATGCGCTTGCTGCGGAAAGCAGTTGCAGCCTGTTCAGTACAATAACCGCACCGTCACTCCGCTGGAAACTGCAAGAAGCACAAAGAAACGCTTTGGGCGCGTCCTGTGTTGGGAATGCGTTCAGAAACAGCCGAAGGAGGGCTAAACAATGCTCAACTCTATCGCAATTCAGGGGCGTCTGGTTCACACGCCCGAAGCTAAAGTTACGAAGTCTGGAAAGGATGTTTGCACGTTCAGCATTGCTTGCGACCGCCAGAGCGGCGGTCAGAAGGAAACCGACTTCTTTAACTGCACCGCATTTGGTAATACGGCGCTGTTCGTTTCCAAGTGGTTTCAGAAGGGCAGTCTGATTCTGGTGACTGGCAGCATCCGGACCCGAAAGTATACTGACAAGCAGGGAAACAACCGCACCGCAACGGAAATCATGGCAAACAAGGTTGACTTCTGCGGTGGCAAATCGGACAGCAAGCCAGCTGATCGGGCAAAGGATGCACCGCAGAACTACTCTCAGGGCGACACGGATGACTTCTCTGTGATTGACGATGATGGTTCGTTGCCATTCTGATTGGAGATGCGCATGAATCAGGAAGAAAAAACGCATTGGACGCAAGATAAAATCTTGCTGTATGTGAAAGCCTGTATGTCTGCCACTGGTTTAACCAGAATGCCATCAAGAAGTGAATTGAGCGAGTATTACGGAAACGACAAGTTGACAAATGCAATTCGCCGTTTTCCGGGTGGCTATTACAAAATAGCTGAAATCCTCAATGTCGAAATGAAAGAAAGCGAAACGCAATTCGGAAAGTATGGCGAAGACCTTGCTACAAAACTGCTGGAAGAACATGGATTTGCGGTTGAGCGAATGTCAACTAGATACGCCTATGACCTTTATGTTAATGGAAGCGTTAAGGTTGATGTGAAAACGGCAAGGCCGAGCAAAGCAAATAAGAGTTTTTGCTATTCGTTTAACCTTGAAAAACGCTTTCCGACTTGTGATGTTTACTTTTTGATCGCAAAGAGCGAAGAAAAAGAAAGCATCTACATAGTTCCTGCATCTATCAACCAGACGCAGATTGGGCTTGGCACTGGAACGACCGTGTATAGCAAGTATCAAGACCGATATGACATTATCGCTGATATGAGCAAGGCTTTTGCTTCTGCAAAGTCATGACCGCCTACCTTATATAAGAGCTGCGCTATCTGGCTGGACGGGCGTTTGGAAAAATGAAACACTTGGGCGACATCACAAAGATCCACGGAGACCAGATAGAGCCTGTGGATTGTATCACGTTCGGAAGCCCGTGCCAGGACTTGTCCATTGCAGGACGCAGAGCAGGACTTGCCGGAGAACGCTCCGGGTTGTTCATGGAAGCGGTTCGGATCATAAAAGAAATGAGGTCAAGCACAAATGGAATGCACCCAACTTTCGCTGTTTGGGAAAACGTGCCCGGAGCATTTAGTTCCAATGGAGGAGAAGATTTCCGCACCGTGCTGGAAGAACTTGCCCGCGTGGAACAACCAGACGCTTCAATTCCTAGACCTCCGAGGGAGGGCAGATGGAGCAAAGCCGGAGCAATTGCCGGAAATGGATGGTCCTTGGCTTGGCGACAGCTCGACGCTCAATACTGGGGAAAAACCATCTATGACGGCCGTACAGGAAGTGTGCTCCGCATGGGGACCCCACAGCGCCGCAAAAGAATCGCTCTTGTCGCAAATTTTGGAGGTCAACGCGCCGGAGAAATACTTTTTGAGCGCGAGGGCTTGCCGGGGCATTTTGACGAGAGCGTCCAGACGCGGGAAGAAGCTACCGGATTTGCTGGAAACTGCCCTTCTGGGAATGATTCGATGGTGGGAGAAGTGATTCCGATAAACACCCAGACTGCCACCAGATATAAATCACTTGGAGAACGCACAGGGCTTGGCGTGGGAGAAAGCGGTGACCCGGCATATACATTGCAAGCCACGCACGAGCATGGAGTTTGCTACTGCATCCAAGGAAATGTTGCGGACCGGCTTGGAAGCACAAAAATGAACGGGGCCGGAGTAGCAGAAAACGTAAGTTATACGCTGAATACAGTTGACCACCATGCCGTAGCTTATGCGGCTGAAAGTGGAGAAAATTTTCAACCAGTAGTCTTAGAGAGCAACCAAGCTCATGCAACGGCTACGCAAACTGGAATTTGCCCAACGCTTCCGGCGAGCATGGGCATGGGCGGCGGGTATATTCCGATGATAACAGATAGAAAAGTGTTTGATGCGCGGGGCAATGGCGATGGGAAAATAGTGCCTACCATCACCGGCGACCACCAAAACAGAATCACGGACTACACCGCTATTGCAGTTGACTTGTACAATGGAACCGTGACGGGAGATACGGCCACATCTATCACCTGCCGGAGCATAGCATCACATTCCGGGCCGCAGGTCATGGAAAGTTATGGAATCGGGAACGGACAGGCTCATGCGTCGGTCACAAAAGAAAAGTCTGGCACACTGGACACGATGCACGATGCGCAGGCAGTTGCAATAGAACACATGGAACTGCCGAAAAAGATAGCATGGATCGTGCGTCGCCTTACGCCGACAGAATGCGAACGGCTACAAGGCTACCCGGACGGATACACCGACATTGGTGATTGGACAGACAGTAAGGGCAAGAAGCACAAATACGCTGACAGCCCACGGTACAAGGCTCTGGGCAACTCAATCGCTTTGCCACAATGGTTTTGGCTGGTGCAGAAGATGCGCCCTTACATGAAAGAAAAGCCTACTCTGGGCAGTTTGTTTGACGGAATTGGTGGTTTCCCTCTGATCTGGCAAAGAGCATACGGTGATGGAACTGCCCGGTGGGCAAGCGAAATCGAAGAGTTTCCGATGGCTGTAACAAAAATGAGATTTGGCGAAGAATGATTACCTGTTGCAAAGACTGCACATCACGCCACCAAGCCTGCCACGACGCTTGCGAGAAGTACAAGGCAGAGAAGAAAGATTTCGAGGAGCGCAAATCGTTCGTGTATGAGCTGAACCACAGCCAAAGCGTGTACCACCGTGATTATGAGGACAAGCACCGGGAAAAAGGCAAGAAACGGTTTCTCGGAAGTGAATTTAGAGGTGATCGAGGATGAATAAAAGAAAGTATAAGCCGGGCAGTTACATCATTTCACTTGATGACTTGATGAAGCAGGAGTTTGTTTACTGCGCCGGAAAACTTGTTCACAAAGGCTGGTTTGGTAGCTGGCAACTGCGATATGCAAATAGCGAACTTCTCCGACTGCGTATCAGAGAAGCCAAAGAAATCGAGGGCAACGAATGAACACCGGCAAACAGTTTGAAGCAGACTTCAAAGCATCCGTCCCATCCGATGCGTGGTGCTACCGCCTGAAAGACAGTGCTACCACCTACTACGGCGGCAACGAGAACCTGTCGTTTTCTATCGACAACATCTGCGACTTCCTTGTGTACCGATACCCGATGAACTACCTGTTTGAGCTGAAAACCATCGAAACGCCCTCTATTCCTCTGGAAAAAGTGTTCGGCAAGTACGACAAGGAAAAGTGCAAGTACCGCAAGGAAAAGCACATCACTGACATGGTGGAAGCGATGGGGTACGGCGGTCAGACAGCCCATGTGATAGTCAATTACAGGGCGGTCAACCGAACCTTTGCAATCCCTGCCAGCAAGGTTCTAGCGTTCCGTTACAACGAACGCCGCAAGAGCATCCCTTGGCAGTGGGCAGAGCAAGAGGGGATAGAGGTCAAAGCAAAAAGGCTGCGTGTTCATTGGAGGTATGACGTGGATGGACTACTAAAGAGATTGGAGAAAGAACATGGAAGAGAAGTTTAAGTGCGATAGATGCGGGGAGACGTATCCTTTATACGAATATAACAACTTCACCGACATTGAGATGCGTGTGTGGGGTATTGGTGGCCCGTATGACTGCGAGTATCGCCTTTGCCCCTCTTGCATGGCAAAGCTGAACGATTGGCTGAAAGGAGAGCAGAAGTGAGCAAAAAAGTTTCAGACATCCTGCCCAAGACGGAAATCTTGGCTCAGTTGGCAGAAGAGGCATCCGAACTGGCACAGGCTGCGTTGAAGCTACGCCGTGCGCTGGATGGAACGAACCCGACACCGAAGAGCGTTGAGGAATGCCGAAAGGCGTTTGAAGAGGAATACGCAGACGTTATGGTGTGCATGACCGCTCTTGGTTTTTCGGATGACAGAAAAGCGTATGAGCGAATTGGAATTATTGCAAGCGAAAAATACTACCGTTGGCTCCATCGCCTTCAAGACAAGGAGCAGTCAGATGAATAAGCACAGAAACCGCCCCTCGTCTGGCAAACAGGCAATGTCAACCAACCTCCGCAAAATCGCACGGCAGAACCAGTTGTACGGCTTCCGCATGGCTCTGGATGGAATTGCTGCCACATGGGGCGCACTGATTCAGAACCTTCGGTGCGATGCAGACCTGACCGATGAGCAGGTGCAGAAAATCATCCGCATTGGTGACAGGTACTGGGAGATGGTCGGCAAATTCAAAGAAGAGGACATGACCCCTGACGAGTTTGCAGATTACATCACGGCAAAATCGGAGCAGGTCGAAAATGAGCTGAGGGAAAGGTGGAACTGATGGATGGACGTTTTTCGCTGGTGGATGGAAGATGACAACATCAGCGGTCAGCTGAGCATGGACGATTTGATGGAGGATAACAATGTTTGAATTTGCAACTCGATGGCTGGTTTGCCTAGTCCTGCTGGCTGTGGTAGTTCAGTCCGAACGGACAATCAAAGACGCGGCAGACAACCTGTTTGAAGAACGGCAGGCAATGCTCGTCTGGCTGTTCATCAACGTGTGTTTGGCCGTTTGTACGGCTGTTGTGATGGGGTAAAAATGATGATTCAGGATATCAACATGGTAGGGCGTGAAAGGCTGGCTTTTCTGTATGGTCTTTATAGTGGCTGTGCGAAATCCGAAACTGAGCTTAATATCAAAGGCATTTATCAGGAAATGGCTTCCGAGTTAGCTTGGTGTTTGGGATTCAACGAGAACTACAGCAAATGTTATGAGATGAACGGGGAATAACCAATGGACAACGAACTTTACTGCCCGATGAAGATGACCAGCAATCCGCTTGGTCGGTGCGTTTGCGAAAAAGAGAAGTGCGCTTGGTGGCGGCAGTTGGACAACTGCTGTTCCGTCTGGCAGATTGCACGGAAACTGGACAGCATTGAAACAAAGATGAAGAGGTTAGAGCATGAAACTGGTTGATGTTGAGCCAATTATTGCGGCTTGGAAAGCTGTTGGTGTTAACAAAAAGAATGAAGCAAAGCCGTTTTTGGATAGCAAAAACTTCATCGTATACATACAAGGACAAATCAGAAGTAGCATTGGAGATGTGTTTTTAGATTTAGCCAACATATTGGAAAAATCTGAGCCCGCCAATATATGGTTTGATGCCAAGAAAGTTTTACCAGAAAAAGACAAAGAAGTTCTCGTAAAAAGAGAAAAGTTCGGCATTGAAATTGCATTTTTATCTTATGACGGATTATGGCAAGAGCACGACGAGTACATTGTATTTGGAGATGTAACTCATTGGGCGTATCTTCCTGAACCGCCAAAGGAGGTCTGATACATGGCAACACCACCGAAGCGTGGTCGTGGCAGACCGCCGCTGACCGAAGCGGAAAAGAAAAAGCGTGAGAAGCGGGCGCAAAAGGCGAAAGAAGAAGCTGCTGCGAAGCGTGAGAAAGAGCGAGAGAAGAAGAAACAACAGATGCTTAACAAGCGGAAATCTATCCGCTCACAGGTGAGTAAAAAGGTGAAAGAACAACAGGAGTTAGCAATCACGAGGTCTAAGATGCTGAATACAGGCGATTTGCAGTCGAGAATCGGTGACGAAGAGGACAAGAAGGTCATCGGCATGATTGCAGCCAAGTATTTTGGCGACCTTCCGAGCGTGGACATGAACAACCCGATTGAAGTGCAGCAGCGCCTTGACTTCTTTTTTGACGCTTGCATCGAAGCTAGAATCTCCCCTGTGGTCGAATGGATTGCACTGGTGCTGGGCATCGAATGGGTGAGCCTAAAGCAGATTATGGCGGGCAAACGCCGTGACGACAGCTTGCAGCAAAAGTACATCTTGAAGCTGATTTTGCAAATGCAGTCCATGTGGGCATACAACGGTATGTATGGTCAGGAGAACCCGGCAGAGTGGATTTTCCGAGCCAAGAACTACTTTGGTATGCGTGACAACGTGGAAGTCACCGTTGCGCCGCCTGAGCAGCCGTTGGGCGATGCCCAGAGCGCAGAGCAGCTCGCCCAGAAGTACCAGACGGCTTTGCCAAAGGGGATTGACGTGGAGTACAAAGAGGTGGCAGAAGAGGTGGTCGAGTATGACTAACGGCGATTTTATTCGCTCCATGACGGACGAGGACATCACGGAGAACCTGACACGGGGCATCTGCGAGCTTATCAAGCATCGAGACCCGGAGCGTTGCCAAAACCGTGAGCATTGCTTTCATTGCGTCAAGGACTGGCTGAAAGAAAAAAACACAATCATGGTGAGGGCTGACCAATGGGAACTTTGATTGACTTCTCCGACCCCTGCCTACGCACGTTCCTGCCTGTCCTCTTGCAAGACCACACGACAGGCAAGAACATCATCTGGGCAACAGACCCGCCGCCTGAACTGGGCGTTGGCTTTGCGGATGAAATCACGCTGGAACAGCTAGACAAGGTTCAGCTTGTCCCTCGTGTGCAGAAACGGCTTGCAGACCAGAAGAAACGAACCAGCAAGAAAGCAGAGGTGTTTACGCCGACTTGGGTTTGCAAGAAGATGACAGACGTTGCTGAAAACGACCTGAAGGACGAGGACTGGAAGGAGTACATCAACAAGACTTGTCTTGAAGTCACCTGTGGCGAAGCACCGTTCCTGACAAGCCGATATGACACCACCACAGGGCAGATGATTGCCGTGCCGGACAGAATCGGCCTGCTGGATAGGAAGCTGAATGTTCTGGCAGAGCAGCTCCATGACTACGATATGTGGATGTGCTGGGCAATCAGTGCCTACGCATCGACATACGGCTATGAGTGGCAGGGAGACAATCTCTTGCTGGCAAGGTGCAACCTGTTCCTGACGCTGATTGAAAATTTTAGGTATCGGTTTGATGCTGAAAAGCTAGAAATCGGCTTCATGCCCATTTTTCTTGATTGCATCGCAGACATCATCTCATGGAACGTCTGGCAGATGGATGGTCTGAAAAAGACCGTGCCAGGCACGGACATTCCGTGCAAAATTAAAGACTGGAAAGCTGACAAAGAAATTCTGTTCAAGGACGTTTGGGAGGAAAAATAAGCAATGGTCGTTTTTGTTACGAAAAGAGAGTTAGAGGACGAAGATTGGAAAACACATATTGCTCAAGGGAAAGAGAGGATTCCAGCCGGAGCAAAAGTAGAACTCGTCAAGAGAATCGAAAATCTTTATGGGACGTATTACCTTTGCAACTACAAAGGTAAAAAATATTATCTTGACCCTCGCGACTTAAAATTGGAAGAGGAGTATTTTGATTAATGCAAACTGACAGAGGAATCTACCACAAGCGAGTATGTGACCGATGCGGAGCAGTTCTAGGCGGTAGGATGATGAACCCTGACGAATACTTCAAGGACTGGGCGTGGCGCAGGGATACTGGCGACCTGTGCCCGGAGTGCTATGAAGAGTACAAGCGAATGATCGGGCGGTTCAATAGGGGAAAGAGAGGGCAGAGGAAATGACGAGATGTTCTATATGGCGTTGCAAACAGTGTGGCATGGTTATCTACAGCGCCGAAGATGCGAAAATTCCTGACAATGCGTTTGACGAACTTTTTAGCCTTAAAACCGTTTGCAATAACCTTACAGGGTTCAATTTGCCAACCGTTAAATATACGCATCGTTGTGACCCTCAAACAATTGGCTTGTGTGACTTTATTGGATGGAGGAAGTACGAATGAACTTCTACTGCACCACCGAACATTGCTCTTGCATGGGCATCAAGCAGTTCTCCGCTGGCAAGGCTATCCGATGCACAGCAGAATCCTGTGAGAACAAATCTGATCCGTCCTGTGGCTCTTGCAAATGGTACGCAGAGCCGGAGGGCGTGTGTGTGAACGACCAATCAGAACACGTTGCAGACTTTGTATGGGACAACCGTGGTTGCAAGGAATGGGAGAGGAAAGATGAAACGTCAGCAGACCTATAAAGGGCTTATTGGCAAGGGTTGGTACGACCAAAGCGAATTTAGCCACAGATACGCTTGCTGGGCAAACCACCGCAACAACTGGGCTATTCGCAAGGCTGACAACCGCAAGCTGGCAAAGGCAAGATTGAAGCAGATTGAACGCCAGCAAATCAAAAAGGAGCTGGACGAATATGAGCTATGATATTTCACTGTGCGACCCAGTAACGCACGAACCACTCAAAGCGGATAGCACGCATTTTATCACAGGCGGTATGTACGCTATGGGCGGTACAAAAGAGCTGTGGCTCAACGTCACCTATAATTACGATCACTTCTATTATCGCCCGGAAGTGTTTGGTGAGGGCGGAATTCGCTCCATCTACGGCAAAACGGGCGCAGAAAGCATCCCGATGCTTGAAAAGGCTATTTCTGCACTATGTGACGATGTAAACGATAGTGACTACTGGAACGCCACAGAGGGCAACGCCAAACGTGCCTTGTACGGTCTGCTGGCGTTTGCAAAGATGCGTCCTGACGGTGTGTGGGACGGAGATTGAAAGGAGAAAGAAAAATGTCTTTGTTTGAAATTGTACTCGGTTTTGTTTTGACGACAATGATTGGTTTTGTGCTCGTTTTTCCGATTTATTTGGTCGAAAAATATATAGTTCTTAGCATTTTGGACGAATACATAGACAACGTAATCTTAAAAGCCATTGCGGTTGTAGCAGTCAATGTTCTTTTCTTTCTCGTTGGGTTTGCAATCATCTTTAGCGTTTATAAGTGTGGATAACACGATTTGAAGAAAGGACGGGCAATGGAAGTCAGACCGATTGATGCAAATGCACTTAAACGTTATTTTTCTGATAGGCAGATGGAGTATGTAAGCGTGGATGAAGTTGATTACACATTCAACGCCTTAATGTTCGATGTGCTCGGAGACGTAATAACAGCTATTGAAAATGCGCCAACAATCGAGGTGAAAGACAATGGCTAATTATCCAGAATACCTTGAACGAAACGCACTTATTGAAAGAATCAAGAAAGCATATTGCGATGGCTGCGAGAACTACAATGGAGTTAGATGCCGTGCTTGCGGTATTGGCGATGCCATTGACGTTGTGGAAGATGCGCCGACAGCTTTAGAGCGTACCGCTGAATGGATTGCGCAAGACGAAGATAAGACGATGTTCATGTGCAGTAATTGCCATGCGAGAAACAACCGAGACCGCTACAACTACTGCCCGAACTGTGGTTCTTTGATGGAGAACAGGTTATGAGTAACACACTTTGGCATTCAGCAAGCGAACCGCCACGAGAGCGGACACAGCCTTTATTGCTTGCGACTAAGACAACGTGGCGTGATAAAGATGGAAAAATGTTGCAAGGAATCTCGCCGACAGCGTACTTTCTTGGCTGTTACGCAGACGGTCAGTTCTGGGATGAGATAGGCGAGAGACTACCGAAAGATGTGACAGTGACGCATTGGATGGCGTTTCCGATGGTATAGGAGGGCTAAACATGACAAACAAGAAGTTTGGCATCATCATTATGGACTTGAGCCTTTTTGATTTCGGGCCGAAGCCGCCTTGCGGGTACATCAAGGCAAAACATATCCGCCCGGCGTACGGAAAAGGCACAAGGCTTGTCAAGGCGCATAAGCGAATTACGAGAACGAGAGAGGGATTTAGAAAGTGAAAAAGCTTAAATTCCCTGAGGATTTCTTTGCATACGAAAACCCAGACTGCCCCGATAAGGATATTGAAAAAGCCGTGAACAAAATGAAGAACTGGATGAAGGGCGAGACCTACAAGAGCAACCCTTGGTTCTTTATGGCTGCTGGCAACTATCTGATTGTCGGTTTGATTGCTGAGGATGGGCAGAAAACAATCTACGTTGCACGGCAGTATTATGAGATAGTCAACATTCCGGGCGAAGGTTGGCTGCGCGAGCCTGACGCTGAGTGCTTGTTTTGAGGAGGACTAAAGATGGAAGAACTCAAAAGATGCCCGTTCTGCGGTGGAGAAGTTGCCATTGCCGAAACAGGCGACCATTTGACAAGCTGGATGTCTATAACAAGAGGAAACGGCAAGAATGGATGCAAGTGCCGGGTATTCATGGAAAGCAAGCTATACAGTTCTGATTATTCCGAAGCTGATAAAGAAAAGATTAAAAAAGACCTTATCGAAGCATGGAACAAACGCTACAAAGAGGACTGAGTATGGACAAAAAACGAGACAGCTTTACATTCCAACGGTATTACTTTGAAGCCATCTCCACACTCAAAAGTAAAGAGAAGTTGGAACTCTACGATGCAATCTGTGCATACGTTTTTGAAGAAAAAGACGCAACTTTGAACTCAAAAAAAGCAGAATCTTGTTTCATTTTGATTAAGCATCTGCTCAATGAAGAATCAAAAAGAAGCGATATTGCGTCAAAAGGATGGTCTACACGAAAGTCAACTCATCCTCATGTCATAAATGAAATGAAAGTCAGCTCATCTATAAGTTCAAATTCAGATGACGATGAACTCACTATATCAACTGACAGTCAGACGAACGTCAAGACCTTGCCGGAAAGTGCAGTCAAGAAGAAACCTGACTTCTTCTCCGACTTTGCTCATGGCGATAAAGCCCTGTTGGAATCCCTGCGAGAGTTCGCACAGATGCGTACAAGAATCAAAAAGCCTATGACAGACCGGGCAAAACAGATGCTCTGCAACAAGCTGGAAAAGTTTGATCGGCATGACTGGAAAGCCATTCTCGACCAGAGTATCTATGCTGGATGGCAGGACATTTACGCATTGAAACAGGATGACCAGTACGAGCAAAGTACGGAGATGGAGTTTCCTAGACTATGACAATGGACGTTCAAACGGTATTTATCGGTGCGCTGATGCTCTGCAAGCCAGGTGTTGTGGATGAAATCATACCAGACCTTGAACTTGACTTGTTCAGACCTGAGCTGAGAGACGCTTTTGCGGCTGTTCAGGGCTATTGGACGGCTAGGGGTAAGATAGACATAGTCGAGATAAACACGCAGCATCCAGACGTAGCGCAGACGCTCTTGGCGTGTGTACAAACCTGTGAATCAGAGTGTGTACGAATTGACAGGGAGCAGATGCAGCGTTGGACACAGCTTATCAGAGAACAAGCTGCACTCACTCGTGTGCAAGGTCTGGCATTTCAGATGACCAGCGAGCTTACAGACTATTCTGATTTATCAGACATCTACCAGCAGATGGGCGAAGCAATGAGCCTGAAAGCTGAGGAAGAAGATGCGTGGACATACGAGGATGTGCTGAACGACTATGTGCTTCACATGGACGAGAAACCTGTGTATATCAAGACAGGCTTAGAGCGGCTGGACGAAGCGCTGCACATTTCTCCGGGTGATTTCATCATCATCGGCGGCAGACCGTCTGCGGGCAAGACAGCCCTGTCCTTGCAAATAGCAGCAAGCATGGCAAAGCAAAACTACACCGTGTACTATTTCAGCTTAGAAACCAGCAAACGCAAGCTGGGCGCACGTCTGATGGCTAATCAAATATACTGCCCTCTGGACACGGTGAAAAATAAGGCGGTCAGCTTGAATGAGATTGACGGACAGGCAAAAAACATGAAAATGCCCTTATATATCCGCTCCGCTGCCGGAAAGAACGTGGCGTGGATGAAGGCTCAGGCTCTCCGTAAAAAGGCTCAGGTCATCTTCGTAGATTATCTTCAACTTATCCACGAAACAGGCGCAAAAGACAGATATGCCGCCATTACAGCTATATCCATTGCCTTACACGAACTGGCACAGACCACGGGCATTGTCGTGGTAGCGCTGGCACAGCTCAACCGAAACCCATCCAAGCCCGGAGCAACGCCTACTAACTCCGACTTGCGAGAGAGCGGACAGATTGAGCAGGACGCTGATGCAATCATCCTTCTGTCTGGTGATAACCCCGACAAGTACCTGTTCCGGCTAAGCAAGAACAAGGAAGGCGAGATAGGCGACCTTCCCATTACGTTTAACAAGCAGATTCAACGGTTCCAAGAGTATACTTGGATGGACTGAAAGGAGAACGAAAAGATGACACTGAACGATGTGGCATTCGCTTTTGCTGCGATTATTTTTATTGCCTTTGGCTCTGCATTTTTTTCGGAATGGGCAGAAAAACACACTAAAAGTTTTACGATGGAAATCTTTTCGATGATTGGAATGCCAGCGATTCTTTGGTGCATCGTATTGATTGCCTACAATGCTCTGAAAAAAATCGGTGTTCTTGTATGAACTAAATCAAGGGGTAACGACTATGAGAAAGATTTGGACCGTATGTGTGTCCGCCCTTACTGTCATTATGCTGATGACTGGATGCAACAAACAGGTGGTAGATCTGACGTATAGCTACTCATGGGCACAGCTGAAAATGCCCGATGGAACGATTGTCGAAGGAAAATTGAACAGTTGGGACGATTACGAGGGCGACCAGCTGCAAGTGAAGATTGACGGCGTGACCTATTTGGTTCATTCGTCCAACGTGGTCTTGAGACATTGAAAGCGAATACGGAATCTAAGTGCATGGGCTGTCATTGCTGACAGCCTTTTGTTTTTGCCAACTCCACGAGAAAGCCTGTTTTAAGGCGTTTTGTATGCTAGACGATAACTTTATCGACTTCATCACGAAAACGCGCCACAGACGCTCGTAGGCGGCTCTCCGTTGATGCTGATGGTATATCTCAGACTAGACCATCCGATTAGACCGATGCAGAAGCGTGGAGAACGGCTTTTCAGGGTCAGACGTGAAAGTTATCGGGTCAATCGGAAAAACGCGGCAGACAGGCTCTTATACGCCTTTCCAGCGATGATAGCAGCCAGATGAGCGGATGCCAACGGCTATTTGTCTAACCGCAAGGCTGATTGAGACGGAAGCAAGATGTGTGAGACGAAAAAACGCTTCGACTATCACTTTCGGAAATGGCTTTCAAATTTTTGTCCCCTTTTCCCCTTGTTTCCTCTTTCCCCCTTTTGTCCCCCTCTTTCCCCTACAACCCCTATTACCCCCTATAATCACCCTAACATCTTCCGTGCTCCCCTTTTCCCTCCCCGTGTGTTTAGCGCGTCCGCGGGCGTTATATGCGCGAGCGCGCGCGTTGACGGAGCCGGGTGTGCCACGATAGTTCAAAAGTGAATAAATAACAGTTATGCGAAATTGAAAACTGGTTCTTTCCCCCTACAACCCTCTATCTCCAAAAGCTATACCGTTAGCCAGCAGAGCAGACCGTAGGTGAGAACTGGCGTGAGGTTCGGACTGGTGGATGGTTTGCGACTATTTCACATGGAGAATTGACTTCATTTTGTAGTCGGTTGAATATGTAGAAATGTTGCATTGACTATTCCTAGCAGATCGCTATGAATTGAATGATATACCATAGTGCGTTACTGGGAATTAAATCAGGTACGAACAAACCGAATCGGGTGGTACAAGTTACTATACGAAATAATCTGTGATTATCGTGGGTAACTATATCTGTATACTATAATAAGTACGGTTATTATACGAAATAGATATAACTAGCGGAGGAATATATTATGCGAAATTGGAACGAGAGGTGATTTTGGAAGTGGTCGGATGGCTTAGCGACTATCGCACTTCCCTTTCTCTAAAAGGCGAACGACTATTTTGCACAAAAAATACACAACTAATTGACGATAATTCGCGAGAAAATGCTACGACTATCACTCTGCGACTATCAACGGACTGCTCTTTACTATACGATATATAGGACTTTCAAAAGCTAGTCGTCTGACGACTTTACGACTATTCCACGACTATTTTATTGGAGAAACTACGACTATTGGTTACGACTATTCCAGCCGGAACGCTACGACTATTGCCGACCTCTATTAGCTATCGGGCGAAAGCCCGAAAAGAGATACGGCGGTAGCCGCCAATGGTTCCGCGCCGCCCGCCACGCCCCTGCCGCTGGACTGCCCCGGTGCGCCCTGGCTGCTGACCGGTGCCAAATTGCAAGCCGCCGGGCGTGGGAGGCATAGAGAACCCGCCGGGCTGGCATGGTCTGCGGTATGCTGCACCGTCTGGCATGGATCCATAACAGGGCGCACCCCTGCACCCTTATATACCTTATTATAATAGGGCGGCTGCGCTGACCTGTGTAGTATCCGGCGCGGCGTTGGTGTCTGGTATCGGTGCAAAGCGTCCGGGCGTTGGTAGACGCTCCAACGTGGCACAGGCGGTGCGGTATAGCTGGATGCACCCGACACACGGCAGCGGCAAAACACGGCAAATAGAAGGAAAAGACCCTGCAAAGCCCTGTGCACTGTTTTGTAGCGTGGGTGGTATAGTTGCATGAATGATGCAAAATCCGCTGTAAACGCTTGTATGGGGCTGCATTGCAGCAGGGCAAAATAAAAGCCCTGCACCCTCAACAGATGCAAGGCAAAAGAAAAGCCCGGCCACGCGCCGGGCATATATATTAGATTTCGCTGACTTCAATCGCTGCACAGCTCCAAGCCTTTTCACCGGGGGCGGTGTAGTACAAACAGTAAACATTTGTATACGAATTGTATTGTAATGTGTATTTATAGCCTTCCTCTTCATATTTATCAAGCTGGCTTTTAACCATCTTGCGGATGATGCTTTTATAAAAATTTCTATCATGTACGGACATTGTAAAACCTCCTTTATTTGATGTGTTTTAATCCTGTGACTCTTTTCACCCAGTCATAGCGGGGGTCTTTGTCTGGGTTGTATATATGAGCCTCTCGCCACTCAGCGCTTTGGATAGCCTCAAAAAAATCGCTGTCACTCATGCGCTCACATCTTACTTCAAGCTCTGAAAGTTGGGGGCAGTCTTTTTTGTGATGCTCAATGCCGCAACCGTTGGGACTCCAAATAATGCCATCGCCCGTGTCATATTCATAAATGCTTTTAATCATCATGCTTTTTCACTCACTTTCTGGGCCTTGCCCCTTTGCTTTAGTATACCATGCTTGTAGCCATTTAGATAGAACTTATAAAAATATTTTTGCCCTTTTGGGCAATGGGGCGGGGTTGCTTTACGGTGCAGCCCCGCTAAAGTGTCCGATCTGCGTTACTTGGACGCCTTGAACAGTGCGGAGAAGAACCAGAAGAAAAACAAGACACTAGAAAAAATCATGCGATCGCCTCCCGCCAAACCTCTTTATGGGCCGGGATAGATTTACAGGCGATTACATAGCGGGCCGGGTCAATTATGCGAGATTTTGCGAACCGGGCACGCTCTAGCGTGGAGAACGGCCCGCAGAAAAACTTGCCATTTGGGAGCATCAAATAAAAACCGTGATACAACATCTTAAAACCTCCTATCAAACCACGCTAAACCGTTTATAACTGGTCTTGCTGCTGCACTCTGCGTATACGTCCGGGTGTAGCGTCTTGAGTAGCTTGCTATCGAGTCGGACGCTCTGAACGTCCTTATACATTACCTTGCAAGCGCCTGCAACAACCTCCGGCGCTCCCTGCATCATGGCAATAATTTCATCTCGTAGGCTGTCCCGCATCTGCTCCGCCTGTTCTGCCAGCCGCTTATATTCGCGGTATTCGTTGCACTTTTGCTCTAAGTCTGTCATTTTTCAAACCTCCCTTATTAGCTGTTTAAAAACGCGATCATTACCAATGCGCCGGAGATCATGCCGCCGATGTACCAGAGGGCGGCCCACTGGGTAAAATCAAGTGCAATCATACTGCAAACCCTCCATTAATCAAATTCCGGCATTGCCAGAATAATTTTTTTGCACCGCTCAACGCTCAAGCGGTACGGCTTGGAGCGGGTCAGGTTGTCCGCTACAATCTGAGTGTATACCATTAACGGCAGCTCAAACAGCCCGGCGCACTTGGGATACAGGCGCACGGCCTGATTTCTGATTTCGGCGTTGATTTCATCTGTTCTTGTCATGGTTTAAACCTCCGTATATCCGTCTGTAATGGCCTGTGCCTTGAGCGTGTCTAAATCACGTTTTGCCAGCGTGGGGACGTCCTTAGATACCCAATGTTCCGGGACGGTTGAAACCGTTTTGTCGTTGGTGTTAATTCTGAGATAGTAGCAATGACCGTTTACGTTGGTCTTAGTCCGAAATTCCATTTTCATTTTTATACCCCCCATTAAAACCAGTAAAGCAAGTACATATCTGTGCCCGGCTTGGTGATTTCTCTAATGCAAGGATACAAGCCGTAACTGTCAATTTGCAAGCCGTATTCTGCAAGTTCTTTGTTGAGCTTTACACGCCGTTTTGCAAGCTGAGCCTGTCGGGTTTTGAGCCACGCGGAGTTATAATAGCGGCTGTCGTTGTCAAGCTCCCACGCTCTTGCATCTGCAAGCCCCCAACGCTGCACGCTGTCAAGAAGCTTTTTTGCTTTTTCGTATGCTTTAGTGGGTACGCGGTCAGCGGCTTTATCTGCGGCAGTTGTTAGCGCGTCAAGCGTGGCAAGATCAAACGCGGCGCGGGCTCTGTTGTACCATACGCACGCGCGATGACTGCGGCCTTCGTAATCTCCCGGAATGGGGCGGGCGGTATAGTCGATCTCTTTATTGTTCATCATGGTTTTGACCTCCTGTTTTGGTTCAATGTGGTTTGTTCTTGTTTGTGCCTTTATTATACTATCAATAGGGTTGTATGTCAATAGATAGATAGTAATTTACTATCACAAGAAACAACAAAATATCCTTGTGATATTTGTTCATATTGCTATCAATATACCATGCTTGTGATAGAGCTATCATAATGCGCATTAGAGGAGTTTTCCGCCCTCCAGTGTCCCGCGCCGGTACGATCGCCCGGCGCGGTCTGTCTGGTATCGAGTGCAGACCGGTGCAGCGTGTCCAGCGTCCGGGCGTGTGTCGTGCCTTGCATGGTCTGCCCTGGTATTTGCCCGCCCTGGTTTTGGCACGGTCTGCCCTGCCGCTTGTTGCGTGCCGTCGTTCCGGGTGCGCTGGGGTGCAGGGGGCACCGGCGGGGTATGTGGCCGCCGCCCAGCCCCGCCCGGTCAGTCTTTCAACCACCGAAAAAATAAAAAAGGCTCAAAAAAAACACCCCACCCCCTATTGTCAATCTCAAAAATTCCGCAAAAACAAAAAAGACCCCTACAAAGGGTCTGTGTTCTGTGCTATACTTGCCTTACAAGCCTTGAAAGGGAGGAATCTACAATGAATCAAAAGAATGATAAGAACAAAGAAAAGAGGGAAAAGAACGAAAAGATTGCTGCTTCAATATGGGGCATCATTATCGGCGCCGCTCTTTTGGTTTTTGGTGTGTATCTTATGGCACATGGTATTTCAAACGTTATATAAAATTCTGGCCAAAGAAAGGAAGAATCAAAAATGAGAAAGAGAATCATTGCGGCAGCTCTAGCAGCGGCTATGATGCTTGCTCTGCCTATTAGCGCAATGGCAACGACGAAACCCGATGAATGGTCTGCTTCCGTTGAGCTGGAAGATACTAACGCAACGCAAGTTCAGCCAATAAACATTAAGGAATCTCATAGTCACCTTGAAACCAAGTATGAATACGGCAAAACGAGATACTATGTGTTCTACGCTGTGTTGGTTGAGAATCCTAATCCCGATTGGGCAGTTGATTTTGTTTCGCTGAACGTCACGGTATACGGCGAAGATGGCTCCGTCTTAAAGACCGATTCTGAAACGCTGGACTGGGTTGGCGAGGGTGATTCTTATTGGTTCGGGGATTACATTGCTTTTGATTCTGATGGTGTTAAGCCGACAAGAATTGAGTATACGACAAGTGCAGAAAACTGGAACGTGCACGAAGCAAGCCCTGCCAATCAGATTGTCCGTGCTGGCGAACTGGCCGTCACGAATGTTTCTAAGCGTGGCTCTGGCTACGATTTGCGATTCACTGGACAGGTTACGAACAACAGCCAGTTTACAAGCAATGCCGTCAAGGTCATTGTCCTTTACAAGATGAAAGACACCGAAGGCAACGAAGTCCCTGTCGGCGGTGAGTATACTTACATTATGGACAGCCTTGCTTCTGGACAGACAGCATCGTTTGAACTGCATCCATTGAGCGGATTTACTGGTTATAGCTCTTATGAAGTGGTTGCCATTCAAGATTAACGTATAACACAAAAGCCAGCGGCTAGATGTCCTCTAACTACTGGCTATATTTTTGTTCTCCATACTATCAAAACTCTATTGACAGTACTATCAAAATATGATATAATCTGTGATAGAAAGAGAGGACGCAAAAATGAAAGTTGGGTATGTAAGAGTTTCGACAGTCGGGCAAAACACGGCTCGTCAGGAAGTCATTATGGAGCAGCTTGGCGTTGAAAAGGTGTTCATTGATAAAATGAGCGGCAAAAACACCGACCGCCCGCAGTTGAAAGAGATGCTGGCGTTTGTTCGTGAGGGCGATACTCTTGTGATTGAGAGTTTCAGCCGTCTGGCTCGTTCCACGAAAGACCTTCTGGAAATCGTTGAAGAACTTGAAAAAAAGAACGTCAAGTTCGTCAGCCAGAAAGAGAACATCGACACTTCTACGCCTAACGGAAAATTTATGCTGACCGTGTTTGCAGCTCTGGCACAACTGGAACGCGAAACAATGTTGGCACGGCAGAAGGAGGGAATCGAAATCGCAAAAGCAGAAGGCAAGTATAAAGGCAGAAAGCCTGTCGAAGTAGACGAAGAGAAGTTCCGGCAGCTTTATAATGACTGGCAGAACGGAAAGACCACGCCGAAGATTATGATGAACGAACTTGGGCTGAAATCTGCTACGTTCTGGCGCACGGTCAAAAAGTATCGTGAAAAATATGGCATTACTGATGCGGCCACCACACGCAAGTATGCCAACAAAGAAGAAAAATAAAAAAAGCAGCGACCCACCACAGGCCACTGCTACAAACAAGAACCACCAATCCCTCAACAGGATGATAGTACACCAGTATTATATCATTTCTGTTGAGGCGTGGCAATATAAAATCAGCAGAAAGGGTATACTAACATGAAAAAATCTAATTTGATAGCAGATTCTCTTTATGGGCATTTAATTGTAGCGGATGGAAAAATCAAACTACGTTCAGTGTTCGATTTTCCCGGATGCACAGAACTGTTCTCGTTTTTGTATGTTTGCGAGCAAGTAAATTGCGCTGTCGAATTTGAAAATGAGGAAATTATCGTAGAACCAAAGAATACAAATAACGCGATTCAAACTATGCTTGCAGTTTATGTTTCATTTGGCCAAGACGATACAATCTTCAAAAGATACATAAACTATTTGACGAAACTCGGTTCAGATGGAAAGCGTGAGCCGACTGTTTGCGATGGGTAAAAGGGGATTGCTATGAAACAGATGAATTGGGAAGAATCGGAAGGTTGCAATCGGTTCATAAAAAATATAACCGCTGGTATATTAGAGTATGTTCTTGAAGTTGGAATTGATGAAGCGGTCAAAGAATGCGTCAAGGACAATCCGCTTTTGGACAAATGCCCTCATCTTGAATCCTACGCAAAGGAACACGGATTTATCTGACTCGCTAGACATGGTATCGGATTGCTGAACAGAGAAAGGCTGGATAATATGCAGGGAGAAGAACTGATTGTTAAGAATGGTAGCATCACACTGCGGTCTATGCTTGACTTTGGTGGATTCCTTGAAATTAAGAGGTTTTTGGAAGCCTGTCATTCGGAAAACTGCACCGTAATCTTTGCAAATGAGGAACTTGTCATTTTCCCGAATGAATACAATGCTGCTAAGGATGCTCTCATCTTTATTTACGGTACACTGGCAGAAAGACACAGTATTATCGAAAAGTATCTCCGCTATAAGCTGATGCTAGGAGATGAACAACCAAAACCTACTTTACATAGTCAGAGAAAGGAATAAAGCGTGAAACCCGTAAAATTGTCAGATCAGAGCTTGAAACTGATTGAAACGTTGTGCGATTACACCGACAAGCCCGATATTCTCAATGCCGTCGCAGACGCTTTGTACTACGATGCGGACGAGCTGAAACGCAGGCTCAACCAGCTTGCAGAAGAAGTCAAATAAACAGCACATTCTATTCGTTAAAACGAATTTTGGCAAATAATTTTCTGAAGATAGCTTTATAAAACCGAATATTTGATTTTTGTGCAGTTGTAGGCACTCTTTACATTTTCAGGTAGGGGGTGCCTATTTTTTATGCAGCCAAAGCAGTGTATCGCCATCATTGACAGTATCAAAGCATATGCAAAGCAGAATCCGACAGAAGCGCAGGTCTACGAGGACTGGTTTCAGGCGGTGGTGAACCTGAGAGATGCTCTGCCGCAAGACAAGCGGTTCGATGCCTACAAATACTCTGGTGAGCTGCGCTCTGTCTGTGCAGCCATGATGGGCAAGATGAAAACAGGCGAGGACGTGGCGAAGGTCTATGACATTATCGGCCGGACGTACCTGTTTGAAGCAAAAGATGTGTTCGATAGCTATTGCATCTACCTTGAATGGAACCGTGCGCCGGAAAAGAAGTTCTATCAGCCGAGACGCAGGGTTCTGAAAGTGCTGGCAGATGACCTAGAGGACTTGTTTTATAAGCGGATTGACTTCTTGGGGGTCAGCTTACCCGCTCGCGTAGGCAAGTCCACGCTGTGTATCTTCTTCATCACATGGCTGATGGGCAACCGCCCTGACGTTGCATCGGTTATGAGCGGCCATTCCGACAAGCTGACCAACGGCTTCTACGGCGAAGTACTGTCCATCATCACAGACCCCGTGACCTACAACTGGGGGAAAATCTTCCCTGACGTTCAGCTTGTAGATAAGAGTGCAAAGGATGAAAGTGTTGACCTGAACCGTAAAAAGCGCTTCCCTACCCTTACTTGCCGCTCCATTGGCGGCACTCTGACTGGTGCTGTTGAAATTGGCGAGGGCGGCGTTCTGTACAGCGATGACCTAATTGAGGACTTGGAGGAAAGCCTGAACGTTGAGCGTCTGAATAACAAATACGATGCCTATTTGAACCAGCTGAAAGACCGTAAAAAGCAAGGTGCATTAGAGCTGATGGTCGGCACGCGCTGGAACGTGCTTGACCCTCTGGGACGCATCCAGAACCAGTATGCAGACAACCCAAAGTACAGATTCCGGGTGATTCCTGCGGTGGATGAGAACGGACACAGCAACTTTAATTATGACTACGGCGTTGGGTTTGACGATGCCTACTATGCCGATATGAAAGCCAGTATTGACGATGCGACATGGTGGGCAAAGTACATGGGCAAGCCCTATGTGCGTGAAGGTCTGCTGTTCCCTGCCGATGAACTGCGGTATTTCAACGGTGTTCTGCCTGATGGTGAGCCTGATCGCAATCTCATGGTCATGGATATTGCATGGGGCGGCGGCGACTTCACCGCCTGCCCTATTGCCTATGTGTATGGTGATGCCGTATTTATCCCTGACCTTGTGTTCAATAACGGCGATAAGACCGTGACCAGGCCGGAAGTCGTAGGCAAAATCATTCAGCACAAAATCAACGTGGTGCGCGGCGAAGCCAACAACGGCGGTGACGAATACTGTGACGTGGTAGACAGCCAGCTCCGGCAGCAAGGCTATCACTGCTCTGTTCGTAGCCAGCGTGCGCCCAGTGGCCAAAGCAAGCTGTCAAGAATCATCCAGTATGCGCCAGACATCAAACGGTTCTATTTCCTCGATGAGAAGCACCAGTCGAAAGAGTACAAAGCGTTCATGGAACAGGTGACGATGTTCACGCAGCTTGGCAAAGTTCCGCACGATGATGCCCCGGACAGTCTGGCACAGCTTGCCGATGAACTGTACAACGGAATCAGTAAAATTGAGCCTATAAAAAGGCCATTTTGAAAAAAAGTGGTAACGTATAATTTAATTTATTGACTTTATATCGTTGTTTTTGGTATAATGCATGTAAGGAGTTGGCTACTCCGGCATGATGCCTGCTACACGCTTTACGGCTCAGAGCTGAATGCTTTGCAGGCATTCTCCTTTCTGCTCAGCAATGGTTTCCACGCTCTTTCCCGTTGCTGGGATATATAGGTTGCGTCCCGTGTTGGATGGGGTCTGGTTCACCCTTAAAATCTTGACTTCCAGAATAAGGCGGTTCAAATCCGTCACGTAGCACAACGATTCACTTTTGTTTTCATGGAAATTTTCCTTTTATAACCTCCAATCGTTATTCCCGGCTCTCGATGAAATGGTTTTCTGGACATTTTACCATTTCAAAGAGCAACGATGAATCAAGCCGGGTCTTTATGTTGCATTAGCTCAGTATGGCTAGAGCATTCGGCCCATAACCGGACATACATTGGTTCAAATCCATTATGCAGCACCAAAATTGCAGCTTACCCGTTTTACGTCTGTCTGACAACTGAATGTAAAGGCTGCAATGGTTTCTCTAGGCGGAGAATAGCACAGCTGGAAGTGCGAACAGTTTCCCAGCAGCTTCTGACAGGTCTGTGCTCAACAGCCTGTTTCCAGAAATCCAACGAAAGGAGCACAGATGAAAGCAAAAGTTAGATGCAAGCATCCCCGAAAGGACACAAACGGCAATCCGTGCGATTGCGGACGTTATCTTGGCGAAGTAGAAGGCAAGTTTTCTCTTCTGTGCCCTCTTTGCCATTGGATTACAATCGGAGATTCCAACCTTCCAAAAGATACATGGGTCTCCGTACCAAAGTTTAAAAACTGAATAGCTTTTGAAGCGCAGTTGTAAGCGCAGTGAGATAGACCTTAACAGGTTTGTCTTGCTGCGCTTTTTATTTTGTCAGAAAGGAGGAACGCATGGCTGAATATCAGATAGTTGTTGACGGCTTTTTGAATAATCCACTGACCGGACGCAGACCGATTGAAACGCCGGAGACGGAAATCAATCGGGCAAACGTGCTGAAAGTGGTCATGGGCAAGGCAGAGCCTATTCATCTGCTGAACAAGAACGAGATTCGCTTTCTGCACAACTACTACTTGGGCAGCCAGCCTGTCCTCCACCGCACGAAGGAATACCACGCTGAAATCACCAACCGCATTGTAGAGAACCATGCCAACGAGTGCGTGGGCTTCTACACCGGCTACATGAGCGGCACTCCTTGCTCTTATGTGCGGTCTGAAACGGCAACTGGTGACGGTGAGGAAATCGCCCGCCTGTCCAACGCCTTGCAGTATGAGGGCAAGGATGCGCTTGATCGGCGGCTTTGGCAGTGGATGTTGGAGTGCGGACAGGGATACCGCATTGTTCTTCCTGACAAGGGGTACAACGGAAACTACCCGGACGAAACGCCCCTGCTGGTGGATGTTCCAGACCCGGACATGGCGTATGTGATTTACAACTCCGGCATCGGGCACAAACCAATCGCCAACGTTCTGCACATCCCACGCAATTATCAGAATGACCTGAACGACCTGATTTGCGTGTATACGCCAAACCAGTACTTTGAAATCGACAACGGCAAGGTTACGAAGTCGGAGAACCATTCTCTTGGAATGTTGCCGATGGTCGAATATAAGCTGAACCCGGAGCGTATGGGTCTGTTTGAACCGGCTATCCCTGTGCTGGATGCCATCAACGACCTTGAAAGCAACCGTTTGGACGGTGTAGCGCAGTTTATCCAGTCCATCATGGTGTTTACAAACTGCCTTGTGGATGATAACGCACTGAAACAGGTCAAAGAGCTTGGCGCAATGTGCCTGAAATCCACTTCTAGTCTGCCCGCTTCTGTTTCTCAGATTGCAAACGAGCTTGACCAGCAGCAGAGCCAGACCCTGCTTGATTCCATGTTGAACGTGTACCGCAGTCTGACTGCTATGCCTAGTGCCACTGGCAGCGAGAATGCAACGTCTGACAACGT